ACAATACAGAGAAAATCAAGGCTATACCGGACGAATCCATTCCTCGTCGTCACCAGGTCGTTCTCCCGCAGAACACACCAGTCGCCAATATTATCGTCCATCTCAAGAAGGATAATAACGTCATTCTCGGAAACTACAACGGCAAGTTTGCGCAGCATATTGATATCATCGCCGAGAACACAGGTGGCCCCTCAACATCCTTTTACCAGAAGGGTGTGGTACTAGATACAACCAAGCCGATGTTCTTTGCATCGGGCAACCCAGTCTTGATCCACCTGCTGATGATGTGCGACAAACTGGAGGATATCAATTTGCATTACAAGCAGAGTTTCCTGTTCACAACCCGTATTCGCGGATTCTGGACAAAAACGGATGGATCTACCCCCTAGTCAGGACAGAATACCCCCACGATGACCACCTACATGAAGACTGTTACCTCCCCCCTCGAAATCCACCACCAACAAATTGCAGCTGGACTGAACATTGCTCCCCCCATCTTTGAAACGAACAAGACCAGTTACATGGTGATGCAGGATCTCGACGAGATGTGCGTTGCCGACAAGTATGGTCCAAATCCATCGAATACACCTCCGTGGATTTGGAAGCAGATACACTTCATTCTTGAGACGCTCCTGAAAAAGGGCAATATGGAATACATCGATATCACACCCTACAACTTCATCGAGAAGGATGGAACTGTATGGTGTGTTGATTACGGGCACGCGTACCCTTACCGAGGCCAGATTCAAAACTGGTTCCTCAAAGATATGCTAGAGAAGAAGCTCAAGCGCTGGAATCCCGACTTTGTCTAGTCATCCGGGTATTTTTACTTGGCGAGGACCGACTCCAGGAATGAGTCGCAGATCTTGGACCATGGGCGCGAACGGGCAGCCTCGATGCACTTCTTCGACGTAGCCGGACCGAGCATTGCCACCGCCTTCTCCATCGCCTCGGCCACCGCATCAGGATGAGCAGACTGCTCAAGGAGACCGACACCCGCACTCATCGGAAGGTACGAATACGAGGACACAGGGATCAGGACACCTGTCGTCTCATCGATGAATGAGCGGTAGCCTCCAATATCGATGACCACCTGGGGCGCACCCGTCGCCATGTGCTCCAGCTGGCAGAGACCGAACCCTTCACCGTTGGAGGTGTTAATACCGATATCGGCGACATTGTACAGCTGGTTGATGGAGTCGTCGTTGTAGTACGCAGCCGGCGGCGTAGTATCCACAATCGATACGCGCGTACCGTACGTCTGAATATCCAGGCCCACGCGAGCAAGCTCGTTCATATAGACCTGGAGAGGATTGTAGCACGCACCTCCCTCCTGCTTAACTGAGGTGACAAAGACCAGGTAGAACTTCTCGGCGGGGAACTTCGCGAGGAGACGGACGAATCCCATGATGGTGAGATCCAGACGCTTTCGATGGCTATTGCGATTCATGTTCAGGAAGATCTTGCCGTCGGTGGGGATGTTCATTGAACGACGAACGCTCATACGCTCAACCTCCGGAAGAGGCTTGAAGACCAACGCATCTACACCATGCTCAAGAACATCAATCGGGATCGTGGTCGTGGTCAGGCGCGTGAGGAGGTGCTTCTTCCACGACTCTGTGAAGCAGATGATACGATCCGCCTTGTTCTCGATTGTGCGGAGGAGACCCATATCCGCACCCTCATACACCTGGTCGAGATAGATCCAGAGCTTAAACGTCTTCGGGATATCCTTGATCGCGTTGATGAACTGTGAGACAACAATCGGGTCGTTGTAGATCATCACAATGTCCGGGGATACCGTCTCAAGGTAATCCTTGAACTTGTTGAAGCCGAACCCCTGCTCACGAGGATCCTCGTTGGCAGCAGCATCGTACTGGATAATAGCCGACAGCGGGCGCATAGGCTGGGGAATGCGCGCAGGGCTGCGCTGGAATCCAAAGTGAAACACCTTGACCAGGGGAGTCAGCGTCGCCAGTTGCTTCAGGAGATTAAACGACACCTTGGAGTAACCGGTAACCTGCTCCGTGTGGGTAGAGACGAGCATGAAACGAATAGGTGGCATTTTATAATAAAGTCTTTCTTCCCTGTAAATATAATGAGTTCTCCAAGCCAGGGACCACAGCAACTGCCTGCCGTCAAATTTTCCAGTGCATCCGAAGTGACTGAATACCTCAAGCGCAAGACGTCATCTGCTTACTACAAGAATTTCCCCCAGTCTCAGAAGGCTGCGTATGCCTCTACCTATACGACCTTTCTGGGTGCGAATGCGTACAAGCTGCCTACGGAAGAGGCAACATGCTTGACAAATACATCTGGGTTTGTTCAGGGCCCTGCCAAGGTGGCCCCTGGAAAGAACAGGTGGAACCCTGTCTAATAGCGAACATTCTCCTTCATCTTGGGAATCTTGGTGAAGGTTCCAAAGCGGTCCATGTAGGGAACAGCCGGAATGTCATATAGGTCAGTCACCGATGCATGGCGGGAATTGAATGTCTTTGCAAGGACCTTGCGGGTCTGCGAACCGATCCAGTCGTATCCGAAACGAACGCTCATGTACGAATGGAGAGCTACAAACCCAAGTAGTACCGCGATAAGAATATACGGAATAGAAGAATACATTATTACAAGTGTATAATATAAGATGCCAGGTGGTTTGATGCAACTCACTGGGTTTGGCGCCCAAAACGTATTTGTCAATGGAAATCCATCCATGTCCTACTTCATGAAAATGTACAAACGAAGCACAAACTTCGCGATGGAGCATTTTCGGCTGGATGTGCGTAACGTCACGGATACCACTATTCCGCAGGCTGGACTCAAGACCTACCGCTTCAAGGTTCCTCGTTATGCCGACCTTCTCCACGACTGCTATTTTTGTGTGGATCTTCCTGATATCTGGTCTCCCATCTCTATCTACAATCAGTTTGGAGAGGGTGTCCCCTATGAGTTTCAATGGATTCGCAATATCGGATACAACCTTATCTCCGAAGCATCTGTGCTGTTTAACGGCACCCCTATTGTCACAATGACTGGAGAGTGGATGAAAATCCTAAGCTATCTCCGGAAGGATGCAACCAAGCGCGAGATTCTAGACCGTATGGTGGGCAACACTCCTGATGTCTATGATCCCGCGAACGCCAACGGACGCACCAATCAGTACCCGAATGCTCTCATGACTGGCGATGGAACCACTCCTGCGCCCTCTATTACGGGTCGCCAACTGACAATTCCACTACCGTTCTGGTTCTGCGAGGAGATTGCACAGTCTATTCCCCTTGTAGGTCTCCCCCAGACCGAGGTTGAGATTTCTATCACCATCAATAGTCTTTACAACCTTTTTACCATCGCGGATGTCAATCCAGAGAATCCAACATTTGGACAGCGGATTATTGGTACGCCGGGTGACAACGCTGCCGGCATCCAGAACTTCCTAGCGTACCCGGATCGCCAGGGCAATTCTACGAACCGCGCTCTCCTCACTTGGAACCTTAATCCCTATGTAGAGGCCAACTACATTTTTACCACGGATACGGAGCGCGCATTTATTGCGAGTCATGAGCGCACGTTCTTGATTACAGAGGTTCGGTATGTCAAGAACGAGAAGCAGTATGGCATCAATAACCTGGAAATACCCATGTACAATCTCTGTACTCGTGTGGTTGCACTCTTCCGCCGCAACGACCGCACGCTCATCAACGACTGGGACAATTACACGAACTGGGATACGCTAGACTCCCCTCCTATTGACACGAGCTCTGAAACGGTAGAAGCCAATACTCTCTACAGCAGTGGAGCCCTCATTGCAAACAATATGGGTCAGCAGGATATTTTCATGGAGGGCAATCTTATCTTTGATGGCAAGGACCGTTTCAGTACCAAGAACAAGAACTTCTTCCGCAATATCCAGAATTTCAAGTTTTCGTTAGGTACAACAAATAACATCCCTGGTATTTATACGTACTCCTTTGCTCTGGATCCGGACCAAATCACACAGCCAAGCGGATCTGCGAATGGGTCCATGTTCAATCGCACCGTGTTTCAATACACACTTCTGACTCCGCTCACAGTTGTCACTGACGCATCGCTGTCGCAGCCGCCAGTATGTGTTGTCCGTTCTACGGTGTTCAATCCGAATCCCACACCCGTTGGTGCAGCAGCGACGATATCGCCTACACCTGGTG